GGTGCACAAGGTGCTAAAGGAAACAAAGGTGAGGCTGCATTAGGAACTCTAATTAGTGGTGTATCTCCAGGTCTTACTTGGGATTCTAACTTGGGTGTATTGAAATTTAACAATGGTGGAAACACTTACGTTCTTCATATGTATGTAAGTGGGTCTTATTAAGAACCAATCTAATTGGGAATAAAATAGTATGGCAGGATTAAACGGACAACTCGTAAGATTACCTGATAGTTCATCAGTTACGATAGGAACACTCAGTAGTGGTTCATTAGTTAGTGGTGTTCAACTACCTGGTCTTGGATTGAATGAACAAGACTTCAGAACTTGGTCTTCTACTGATATATCATCTACATCACTTGGAGTTGCAGGTGTTGTATTTGAAACAACTCATAGTGGTAGTGTTATTGAATTCAATGGTGGTGACCTTGTAGTATCAGAACATCAAAAAATCTTAATCAAAGATTCGAGTGGTTTATACTACTTTACACCTGCCAATACAATTAATCTAAACTCAGATTATTTAGTAAAATATACGGATGATGGGATTGTTGAAGAATTAATCACTTCAGCATATGAAATCCAAAATCAATCCATACATACCATTGCAATTGAAGATATTGATGTCTATTTAGCGGATGGGTATATTGTTCACAACCCACCAGGATATGCGATATACAATTGTAGTAATCAAGCATACATTGGTAACCGATGGATGATGGGTTTTGACCCAGGTGCAAATTCAGTTGATTGTCATTTTGTTGATTTCGATGAAGCTGGGGTCGGCCGTGGGGGCGAGTGTTGGTATACTTGTGACCCAGTAGAGGCTGACTTTGGGTTAGCATTTGGTGACCCATGTGGTCCTTCTCCGGGTTGTACCCCAGCCGATGGTGATACTTCACCTGGTCCAGAAGGTGCTGGTGGTGCTCCTGGACCTGTCGGTCCAACTGGTGCTAAGGGTAATACTGGTGCTCAAGGTAGTGTAGGTCCTCCACGAGGTTCATCGGGTACTGGTGCTACTGGTCCTACTGGTGCTACTGGTGCTGCTGGTAACAAAGGTGTTAAGGGTAACACTGGTGCTGTGGGTGCTCCTGCATCCGTACCTGCTAACCTTAACACATATTGGGTTGGGTCTACATCGGGTCAATCAACTGGTCAAATCGGATTCTCACATTCAACACCTTCTTCTACAAATGCAGTAACCATCGATAGATACGATGGTGCTGGTGTGGATAGATACTCATACCTAAATGGTAATGTCGTTGGATGTAGTATAATGATTACCCAAGGTGGTAAAGTTGGTGCAAGTGGTCAATACAACATTAGTGGTAGAACATACTACTCATCAGGAACATATTTTGTACTTAACCTTAATAGTGCAAGTGGGGTTGGTACTTGGGATACGGGTGGTACAGTAACTACATATGTAGATATCACTTGTGCTGTATCAACAGGTCCTAAAGGTCATACTGGTGCTCAAGGATATGGTGTTACTGGTGCTAAGGGTGCTGCTGGTGCTACTGGTCCTAAAGGCCATACTGGTGCTACTGGTTATAAAGGTAATACTGGTGCCGCTGGTGTTACTGGCGCCGGTGGTGATGAAGGTGCTACTGGATATCAAGGTGCTACTGGGCCTGGTGGAAATACGGGTGCTCAAGGAGACACTGGTGCTAAGGGTAACCAAGGTGCTCAAGGTGCAACAGGACCTCAGGGTAATACAGGTGCTCAAGGAGACACTGGTGCTAAGGGTAACCAAGGTGCTCAAGGTGCTCAAGGCGCACAGGGTGCTCAAGGTCAAAAAGGCGCAGTAGGTTCTGCTGGTGCTGGTGGTACAACTGGTGCTACTGGTTATAAAGGTAATACTGGTGCTGCAGGTCACGCAGGTAATAAGGGTGTCCAGGGGGATACTGGTGCTCAAGGTGCTCAAGGTGCTCAAGGTGCTCAAGGTGCTGGGTCGGCTACTTCGTTAACATCACAATGGTTGTCTTGTACTGGAACACCTACATCAAATAGATTGGTATTTGACAATGCAAGTGGTCAAGCGATGACCAATGTTAAGATACATCGTTATGATTACAATGGCGTTGACCAATATAACTTCTTAAATGGTGTTGCTGCTAACTGGAATATAAAGATGACTCAAACTGGGACATCTGCTATTAGAATATCAACAATATCCTCTATTAGTTATAATGTTGGGTATTCATACTTTGATATCAACTTAAATTCAGCAATTGCATCTCAAAATACATTCTCAAACAATTGTGCTACTCCAGTTGTAGTAGTTACTATTACTTCACCTTCAATTGTAGGTGATACTGGTCATCAAGGTGGTACTGGTGCTAAAGGTAATCAAGGTGCTCAAGGAGATACTGGGTCAGTAGGTGCCCAAGGTGCTACTGGGCCTGGTGGTGATACTGGTGCTGCTGGTAATAAAGGTGTAATTGGTAACCAAGGTGCCCAAGGTGCTACTGGGCCTGGTGGTGATACTGGTGCTGCTGGTAATAAAGGTGTAATTGGTAATCAAGGTGCTACCGGCCCTCAAGGTGCTAAGGGTGCGAGTGGAAATACTGGTTCTACTGGTAATGTAGGTGCGCAAGGACCTCAAGGTGCTAAGGGTAATACTGGTAATTCGGCGGGTCAATACACATTAACCGCTGATAGTAGTGTTACGGTATCAAATAACTCGAATAATCAGTCATATACTATCACGAAAACTGGTGGTACAAATGGTTCGTGGTCTTCACAAGCATATTCTTCTACTGGTAGAACTGGAAACATAGTTCTTTCCTTTACTGCACAAGAAACAAACACATATAAGATGCTGGGTCTTACAGCTGACCCAACTACTAACTCATCGTATAACTCAATTGACTACGCATTCTATCCAGAAGCCAATGGTACTGTTAGGATTTATGAAAATGGTTCACATAAAGGTCAATTTGTATCATCATATACCACTTCTGATGTCTTCACCATTACATATGATAATCAATACATTAGATATTACTTCTATGACCAAAGTGTAAATCAAACTTTACTTCTTAGAACTCTAAACGTAGGTAGTGGTCTTACATTATATGTAGATTCATCATTATATACAAGTGGCGCAGGATTCGACAATATTACATTCTCTTCAGCGTTAATTGGTGGTACTGGTCCTCAAGGTGCTCAAGGTTCTGCTGGAAATAAGGGTGTAACTGGTAATCAAGGTGCTCAAGGTGGTACTGGTGCTACTGGTGCTGCTGGGAATAAAGGTAGTACTGGTAATACTGGTGCTCAAGGTGGTACTGGTGCTAAAGGGCATACTGGAAATACAGGTGCTCAAGGTGCTACTGGTGCTACTGGTCCTAAAGGAAACACGGGTGCTCAGGGAAACACTGGGTCGAAGGGTAATCAAGGTGCTACTGGTGCTAAGGGTAACCAAGGTGCTGCTGGAAATACCGGCCCACAAGGTTCAACTGGTGCTCAAGGGGTAACTGGTAACAAAGGTGCTTCATCTGCGTTCCAAGTATTCTTCTACTCACAAACATCAAACACACTTACAAGTGGTAAGACCAACTTTGGTAATACTTCGACAAGTGGTATGGGTTCTATCATCGTATCTCGTTATGATGGTAACGGAGTCGATAAATATACTCAATTAAATTCATATGGCGCTGGCTCATCTGTAATGATTACTCAAGGTGGTGTTGTAGGAGAAAGTGGTATATATAGAATTACTGCTAAAACATACTTCTCAACAAACACCTATTTCTACTATGGATTAGATTACACAAGTGGTACAACTGGTAATTTCTCTAATAATAATGTTACTACTTACTTCGATTTCGTTCCGGGAGCAGTAACAGGTGCTCAAGGTGGTATTGGTGCTACTGGTGCTGGTGGTGCAGCTGGAAATACTGGTCCTAAAGGTAATCAAGGTGCTACTGGTTATCAAGGTGCTGCTGGTGCTAAGGGTAATACTGGTAACGTAGGTGCTGGTGGTGCTACTGGGTACAAAGGTAATCAAGGTGCTCAAGGAAATACTGGTGCTAAGGGTGTTCAGGGTGCTCAAGGTCCTCAAGGTGGTAAGGGTGCGACTGGTAATGTTGGTCCTAAAGGTCATACTGGTCCAACTGGGTTCAAAGGTAACACAGGTGCCGCAGGTGATAAGGGTATCCAAGGAAATACTGGTGCCCAGGGTGCTCAAGGTGCTCAAGGTTCTGCTGGAAACAAAGGTTTACAAGGTGCTCAGGGTGCTCAAGGTGCTAAGGGTTACCAAGGTAGTGCTGGAAACAAAGGAGTTCAAGGTAATCAAGGTGCTACTGGCCCTAAAGGGAACACGGGTGCTCAAGGAAATACTGGCGCTAAGGGTGTTCAAGGTGCTCAAGGTCCTCAAGGTCAAAAAGGTGCTTCGGGTAACTCAATTCAAAACCCAGACTTCTCAACTGGAGCATTATACGCACCATATGCTGCTGGGTCTAATCCAACAAACGATGTAGTTACATTAGTAGCAAACCCAAGGTCAGCACAATCTCAATATGTATTGAGACAATCAACCGTTGGTAGTATTTATACCGAGTATGATATTCCTTTAAGTGGATTGAAACCAAATACATCGTATACTGTGGAATGTTGGGTTGCATATGATTCGAATTGGACTGCTGGAAATCAAATTTTCCATACAAGACACTATGTAACAAGTGGTACACACCCAACAACTGGTGGTGCAGGTACACTAATCCATTCGATGGATATTTACCACTCTGAGATTAGTGCGACTCTTACTTGGGAAAGAAGGAGATTAACATTTACAACCGATGCTCTTGCAAACGGTAATTTCAATTGGTATGTTGGGTACGCCCCAGGTTCAACCACAAGTGGATTCAGATACTTTACTGGTCTTTATATGACCGAAAACTCAACTGATATTAGTGGTGATATAGGTGCTACTGGTCCAATTGGTCAAAAAGGTAATTCAGGCAACCTCGGTCCAAAAGGAAATACAGGTGCTACTGGTCCTCAAGGTTCTGCTGGTGCTAAAGGTGCTATTGGTAATACTGGGGGTGTTGGTGCTACTGGTCCTAAAGGGAATACAGGTGCTCAAGGAAATACTGGCGCTAAAGGTGTTCAGGGTGCTCAAGGTCCTCAAGGGGGTAAGGGTGCTACTGGAAACTTAGGAGCTAAGGGCCATCAAGGTCCGACTGGTTTCAAAGGAAACACTGGTGCCGCGGGTGATAAAGGTATTCAAGGTTCAACGGGTGCTCAAGGTGCTCAAGGTGCTCAAGGTTCTACTGGAAATAAAGGTATTCAGGGTGCTCAAGGTGCTAAAGGCTCTACTGGTAATGTAGGTGCTCAAGGTGATAAGGGTATCCAAGGTAATACTGGTGCTCAAGGCGCTCAAGGTTCTCAAGGTAATGCTGGAAACAAAGGTATCCAAGGTGCTCAAGGTGCTCAAGGTGGAACTGGTGCTACTGGCGCTCAAGGTGCCACTGGTCTTCAAGGTGCTCAAGGTCCTAAAGGCGCTAAAGGTAATACTGGTGCTGCTGGTAACAAAGGTATCCAAGGTAATACTGGTGCTCAAGGTTCTCAAGGTTCTCAAGGTAATGCTGGAAACAAAGGTATCCAAGGTGCTCAAGGTGCTAAAGGCTCTACTGGTAATGTAGGTGCTCAAGGTGATACTGGTGCTAAGGGTAATACTGGTGCTCAAGGTGCTCAAGGTTCTCAAGGTAATGTCGGAAACAAAGGTATTCAGGGTGCTCAAGGTGCTCAAGGTGGAACTGGTGCTACTGGCGCTCAAGGTGACACTGGTCTTCAAGGTGCTCAAGGTCCTAAAGGCGCTAAAGGTAATACTGGTGCTGCTGGTAACAAAGGTATCCAAGGTAATACTGGTGCTCAAGGCGCTCAAGGTTCTCAAGGTAATGCTGGAAATGTAGGTGCACAAGGTGCTCAAGGTGCTAAAGGCTCTACTGGTAATGTAGGTGCTCAAGGTGATAAGGGTATCCAAGGTAATACTGGTGCTCAAGGCGCTCAAGGTTCTCAAGGTAATGTCGGAAACAAAGGTATTCAGGGTGCTCAAGGTGCTCAAGGTGGAACTGGTGCTACTGGCGCTCAAGGTGACACTGGTCTTCAAGGAGCTCAAGGTCCTAAAGGCGCTAAAGGTAATACTGGTGCCGCGGGTGATAAAGGTATTCAAGGTTCAACGGGTGCTCAAGGCGCTCAAGGTTCTCAAGGTAATGCTGGAAATGTAGGTGCACAAGGTGCTCAAGGTGCTAAAGGCTCTACTGGTAATGTAGGTGCTCAAGGTGATAAGGGTATCCAAGGTGCTCAAGGTGGAACTGGTGCTAAGGGTGTTACTGGTGCTCAAGGAAATACTGGTGCTAAGGGTGTTACTGGTGCTCAAGGTTCTCAAGGTTCTCAAGGTAATATTGGAAATGTAGGTGCACAAGGTGCTCAAGGTGGTGTTGGTCAAAAAGGTTCAAATGGTAATCCTGGAAATTCAGGTATTGGTGGTGCTGTTGGTAGAACTGGTGGTGTCGGTAATGGTGGTGCTGCTGGCAACAAAGGAGTTCGTGGTGACAAAGGACATCAGGGTCTAAAAGGTAACCCTGGTCTTGGTGGTGGAAAAGGTTCAAAGGGTAATACACTTCCAGGTGGTTACTTCATTTGGGACAACTCACTAAACAAACTTACATTCAGAAAACACGGATGGCAGAGTGGCCAACAAATTTGGATTGTAGAAACTTACATAAGTGGGTCTTATTAAAGTTTAGTTCCATATTTATAGTAAAATAATTAGTTATGCAGAAGAGCTTTTCCTTTGATAGAAACGCATATCGGTCAGATGTGTCTTACAATGACTACTATTGGTTTGAAACTGGATTCACCAAAGAAGAACTACAAGAAATTGAAGAAATGACTTCAAACTTGTCTTGGGAAACCGCAGCCACTGGTCAAGATGATAAGTCACAAGTATCCGAATATCGTAAATCCAAAATTAAATGGTGTCCTCAAACTGAAGAATGGACTTGGGTATACTCCAAACTCCACGATATGATTTCAGAAGCAAATGATATTATGTGGAAGATGGATATTACTATGATGCCTGAGGCAATTCAGTATACCGAATACTATGGTGGTGGTGGTCATTACGATTGGCATATGGATTGTGGTATTGGGATGCAAAATCGCAGGAAGATTTCAGTAACAGTCCAGCTATCAGACCCATCGGAATACGAAGGTGGTGATTTACAATTCAACATTGGAAAGCAAATAACTGCACCACGAGCTCAAGGAGCTGCTGTGATTTTTCCATCATTTTACCTACATAGAGTCACACCTGTGAAGAGTGGAACACGAAAATCATTCGTTCTTTGGGTTGGTGGAGAACCATATAGATAATAATTTATGAAAACAAGTTTACCTACTGCATTAATTTATGGTTGGGATAGATTTGGTGAGATAAGAACCCAATCAGATGTATATTTTGAAGAGGGGCTCGAAGAATATGTAGTATTATACTCATACGACTCATCAATAAATTTCAAAACCCACTTTGCAACTCATAGACCCGATGTAATCGTTATTATTGGGGATACTCCAACTGAAATATCGGAGATGCTACACCACTCAATGGTATCAAGTAAGATAATAAATTACGAAATGATACCGGATGATAACATTTTAGCAAACGATGTGGTGTGTCAGTCTACATTTTGGGCTTGTAGTTCTCAAAAAGAGGTCTATGGTGATTCCGATTCACCGATTTTATCTATTTTTACTCCGACTTACAAGACAAACGAGAGAATTTTCAGAACATATGATTCATTACGAAAGCAAACTTATCCAAATTGGGAGTGGGTAGTAGTTGATGACTCACCTGAAGGTGATTATAAGACTTGGGAGTATCTAAAAGACTTAGCATCCCAAGATTATAGAGTAAAAATTCATAGAATGACTCCAAATTCGGGTGGTAATGTTGGTGAAGTAAAACATAGAGCTGCTATGTTGTGTAATGGTGAGTGGTTATTTGAGTTAGACCACGATGATGTTCTTATATCGACTTGTTTGGAAGAAGTTCTTAATGCAAGTAAACAATATCCAGACGCAGGATTTATCTACACGGATGTAACTGAGGTATATGAGGATGGAACACCACGACAATATGGTAGAATTGGTGATGATTGGTATGGTCATCCCGAAAATCCATTCGATTGGGCATACGCAGGGCATACTTGGGAAGAATACGATGGTAAAACTTGGTTAGTACATCATTATCCAGACATTAATCCAAAAACAATTCGATTTAATATAGGAATGCCTAACCATTGTAGAGTATGGAATCGAGATACCTATCATAAAGTTAGAGGTCATAGTAGAAATATATCAGTTGCTGATGATTATGAGTTGATTGTTAAGACATTCCTTGAAACGAGAATGATTCACCTCAAACGAATGTTATACGTTCAGTATAATAATTATAATTCCACGGTTGATAACAATTCTACCGACATTAATCGTAGAGCACGACTGATTAAGGATTATTATGACCCATTTATTCACGAACGAATTGCTGAATTGGGTAAATTCGATTGGTCTTGGGATGAAGAGAATAATCGTGGGTACTATCTACAAAATTGGATGGATAGAACACGATATTATGAACGAGAAGAAGTCTTAAATTACATTGTGGAGTAGTATGAGAGTATTATTTACAATAGGTTATCAGAAACAAAACATCAGTAAGAACTATTGGTTAGAAAATGGTCTTGGTGGGTCGGAATATGCTGTTATAAAGTTGGCAGAACAATTTGCTAATGATGGACACGAGGTAATCGTGAGTGGTATGGTGGAAAACACCGAAAGTAATGGTGTATCTTATTATGATTACGACTCATTGGGTACATTTCAACACTTTGATGTAGTCATAGGGTCTAATTACATTCATTACCTACAACTAATGGATGACTTAAACATTACATTTGATAAATCATACTTTTGGATTCATAATTTTGAGTTTTACCCTTGGTATAAAGGATTGGAACTACCAAATGGGGGTATAGACCTTCTAAAAGACAATAGAATCTCAAAATTCATCGCAGTATCTGAATATCAGAAGAATAAGTTAGAAAAAATGTGGCCTGATATGAAAGGTCGTATTAAAGTTCTAAATAATGCGATTGACCCATCCGATTGGGAAGATATTGATGTCCCAAAGTTTGATAATAAGTTTATATACACTTCAGCACCTGATAGAGGGTTAGAACACTTACTTGGTATTTGGCCAAGAATTAGAGAGATGATTCCAGACGCAAGTTTGTGGGTAGCCACACCCCCATACGCACTTGAATGGTATGATTCATATGTAAATGAAATGGATGGTGTGTATTTCTTAGGAGCATTATCACCATCTGAATTATATAAACAAATTAAGTCGGCTGAATATTGGGTATATCCTTCACAATATGATGAGACTTATTGTATAACCGCATTAGAAATGATGTTTGGTCGTGTTAAGATTGTATCAACTGATACTGGTAACTTGATAAATTTGTTAATGGGTAAGGGTGGTTTAATCTCAACACCAAGCGATGTTGATAAATTAAAAGAAGATATATTTGAAAAATTATTGGATGTATACAATGATAAGTCATTGGCGATGGCTAATTTGGAAACTGCATACAACTTTGCTAAAAACGAAAATTGGTCTAACCGATATAATCAATGGATTGAAATGATAAATAATAATGACAAACTACATCCAGAATTGTATACATACTACGATGACCCTGACGCATGGAAATCGAGATTCATTACTTATTCAGCAAGAACTAAAGAGTGGGAGTTGATAGTAGATGAACCATTTATGAATACATTCTCATTTCCACTATTTACAGCCGAATTTTGTAGGATGATTCGTGAAGAAGCTGAACACTCAAATTCGTGGACTGTTGATAGACACGAAAATTATCCAACTACCGATATGGTTTTACAAACAATTGGGATGCATGACATTTATATGGAGATACTGAGAGAGTTTGTAATGCCTGTATCAATTTATATGTGGGCACTTGAAGGTGAAGGTTGGGATAATCTTACTACGGAAAACTTCTTAGCAAGATACACTCCGGATGCACAAGGTCATCTTTCAATTCACCACGATATGTCTGATATTACTTGTTTGGTTCAATTGTCAGACCTCGATGAATATGAGGGTGGTGGAACTTGGTTTAGAAGACAGCGTAAATTACTAAAAAATGGTATTGGTTATGTAAGTATTCATCCTGGAAACATTACTCATAAACACGGTGCTAGGGCAGTGACTGATGGTACACGATATATCGTAGTATCCTTTATGAGAAATACGAAAAGGTAATCGAAACACTATTTATATAGGACTAATAGTATTTAGGAGTATAAATGTCAGTAACAATTCCAATTTGGCCAGGTTCAGGTTCATTTACAAGTGGTTCATCGACTCCTTTTGGGTTCTTCGATTCTGATGCACAATTTCAGAGTGATGCTCCAAAAGTAGCAGAATGGTGTGCTCGTAGATTGGGTTACCCAATCATTGATATCGAACTTCAAGACATCAATTTCTTTACTTGTTTGGAAGAAGCAGTGAATGAGTATTCATCACAAGTAAACCAATATAGAGCAAAAGAGAATTTGTTATCTCTTCAAGGGTCATCATTAGACTTAGACTTATCAGATACCAATATGAATGCAAATATGCAGAACTTTGTAAATATCGCAAAGGATTATGGTACTGAAGCACTTAGTGGTGGTAAAGTTACTGTTTACACTGGGTCATTTGAGATGGTATCGGGTCAACAAATCTACGACTTGGGTGATGCTAATGTAGTAACACTTGAAAATGGTTCAGTAACCGATGGTGTTACTCTTCGTAGAGTATACCACACTCAACCACCTGCAATCATTAGATACTTTGACCCATTTGTAGGTACTGGTCTTGGTTCTCAACAAATGATGCAAACCTTTGGGTGGGGTAATTACTCACCAGGTGTATCATTTATGATGCAACCAATGTTTGATGACCTTTTAAGATTACAAGCAATCGAATTCAACGATAAGATTCGTAAGTCATCATATGGTTTCCACGTTGATGGGCAACGAATCAGATTATACCCAATTCCAAGTGGAACTGATACTGGCGCCAAGGTATATTTTGATTATACATTGGATAGTGAAGTAAATTCACCAATCGCTGCATCTAATGTGGTTAGTGATTTGTCTAATGCTCCATTTGGAAGATTGACTTACTCTAATATCAACTCAGCAGGAAAGCAATGGATTGCAAGATACGCACTTGCATTGTCAAAAGAGATGTTGGGAGCAGTTCGTTCTAAATTCTCAGCAATTCCAATTCCTGGCGCAGACATTACATTAGATGGGTCAGACCTTCGTAACGAAGCATCTGCTGAAAAAGAAGCATTGATGACTCAATTGACTGAAATGTTGGAATCGACATCTCGTAGAGCATTGATGGAAGCACGAAAAGAAGAATCTGAATACTTGGAAGAAACTCTTAATAGAGTACCACGACCAATTTTTATAGGATAATCAAATGGCTCTATTCGGTGGACAAAGGGATATGGCTCTATTCAGTAAAGTGAATAAAGAACTTATCAACGACATTATTGATACTGAAATCTACTACTACCAAGTCGCTTTGACTGAAACTAAAGCAAATTTATATGGTGAGGGTAAAGATAAAGTATTCAATCAACCAATAAAAATTCCTTGTTTGATAGAGAGGGGTCAGGCGACTCAAATCTCTGATGATTTTGGCCAATCATATTCTCGTGAAGTTCAATTTAGATTTCTTCGTGATACTTTGGTTGATAAAAATCTTGTACCCGAAGTTGGTGACATTATTTTATGGAATGAAGAATACCATTTGATTGATGCAACATATCAAGTCCAATACTTTGCTGGAAAGAACCCACAAACTTGGGATGGTGGTGAGACACAAGGTTATAATGTATCAGTTCAATGTGACACTCACGTTACTCGACAAACATCAATTAAATTGGTGGATACATATAAAGGTAACTCAAGACAAAATGATAACGAAGTACCATTAGGATTGTAAGATGGCTCAAAAGTATAGAAACGAAGACAAATCGAAACCAAACCTTACTCAAACTCAATCTTCTACAAGTGAAGATGTGAAATTGAACAAGGCAAAGCAGATTCGTAGAGACCAAGACAATGTAAAGAACATTTCAGTTGGTATTTATGACATTGACTCTGCGTTTCAAAGTTTCTTACAATCTGATGTAAAACCTACAATCGAAGATGATGGTAGATTCTACCCAGTTCCAGTAATGTACGCATCTCCAGAGAAATGGGCAAGTGCACAACGTGATGGGTTTATGAGAGATGACAGTGGTATGATTTTAACACCAGTTATCTCATTCAAACGAAATAATCTTTCCATCAATACCGATTTAGCAAAGTTAAAGGTGGCACAAAACGAAGATGCTCACCAAATGTTCGAACGAACATATAGTAAGACCAATAGATACGACCAATTCTCGGTTTTGACTGGTCAGCAACCTAAAAAAGAGTATATGTCGGTTGAAAGACCTGATTATGTTAATTTAGAGTACGAAGTGGTCGTTTGGTGTGACTATATGGAGCAAGTGAACAAGATTGTAGAACAAATCGTGTTTTTCCAAGGCCGTTCCTTTGGTGATAGATACAAATTTGTAATCAAAGGTGATTCTTATTCATTTGAAACTCTATCAGAGGTAGGTCAAGATAGAATCACTAAAGCAAGTATCAATCTGACTGCAAAAGCATACATCGTTCCAGAATACGCCGCAATGACTAACAATACCAAGAGAAGAATCTCAGTTGGTAAGGTATCTTGGGGTGAGAGTCCAAAATTAGGTGGAAATGAATCATACCCAATCATAGGTAATGAATAATATTTACATATTTATATAATAGAACATTAATAAGACAAGTTATGGAAGAAAAAACAATGATTCAATTTACCCAAGAAGAGGTAAGCAAGATTCAGGAGTTACAACAAAAGGTATTGACTGTCAATACACGAATTGGAGAGATTGAACTACTCATACACGGATTAGAAAGAGAGTTCCAAGAACTAAAAAATGAAAAGCAGACATTAATCAATCAGTATGCTAACATTCAACAAGAAGAAATGGAATTATCGAGTGAATTGAAAGAAAAATATGGTGAGGGTACTTACGATATATCTACAAATCAGTTCACACCTACCAAATAAGTAGTCGTTTCCCTATTTTTTGGTGTATTTATAATAAGGAAAACCGAAAATTATATTTTAGGAGAAAATAATGGCTGAAAGAATTGTAAGTCCTGGCGTATTTACAAGAGAAAAAGACCTCTCATTCCTACCAGTAGGTATTGGTGAGATTGGTGCTGCTCTTATCGGGCAATCAATCAAAGGACCTGCTTTCGTTCCAACGAAAGTAGAATCATTTAACGAATTCCAACAAAAGTTTGGTGGTCTTACTGAAGATTCATACCTTCCGTATACCGCTCAATCTTATTTAGAGGAAGCTGGTGCTGCAACTATCGTAAGAGTGTTGGGGCAAGATGGATATACTGCTAAACCATTGGCATTGGTGGTATCATCATCTGAAGGAGAATTGGTAGGTGCTCTACTTCACCCAAGTACTACTTTGGGTAGTGGTGATATGGATACTACAAGTATAGATGCTCCGGCAAGTGCATCTTCATTCATCCTTACTTTGGATGGTAGTGGTATCAATAGTGCAAGTAATGCAAATATTGTATCAGCGTCACTAGACCCTTCTAACGAAAACTACATCACTAAGACTTATGGTTACGCTCCTAAGTCATCTAAAGATGTATATACTCAACTTAACTTCTCATCATTCCAATCTGCATCATTTGCAACTGGTGAAGATGTGAAGGTTTCAGTTCAACAAGTTGATGTTGACTACGGAAATGCATATTCTGAAGCATCTACTCCTTGGATTAAATCACAAAAAGTGGGTGGTGTTGCTACCGAATTGTTCAAGTTCCACACACTGTCTCACGGTAACTCTACTAACTACGAATTCAAAGTAGGTATTAGTAACATCAAACCAGCTTCAGAGGTGCCAGGTTCTGAATATGGTTCATTTAGTGTTATTGTAAGAAGAGTAGATACTGGAAAGATTCCTAATTCAATCTTCGGTCAAGGTGTTCAAGATTCTGATGTTAGACCTAACATCGTTGAAGAATTCCAAGGTGTAAACCTCGACCCTAACTCACCAAACTACATCAAAAGAGTAATTGGTGACAAATACATTACTGTTGACGCAAATGGTAAATTAAACTCAAATGGTGACTACCCTAACGCATCTGCTCATATTAGAGTAGTAGTTGCTGATGATGTAGATGCTGGTGCAATTGATTCATCACTCGTTCCATTCGGATTTGGTGCTGTAACTTCACCACTTCACTCAACTTACAACCTACCATCTCCAACTTATGTATCTGACCAAACAATTTCTGGTGAGTACAATAAGAGAGTATTCTTAGGTTACTCATTTGATTTATCAAATACTGATAACTTAAACTTCTTGTCACCACTACCTGCTTCAAGTACTGAAGTAGTTGGTTCTGACTTTGATTTGGCTGATTGTACTTCAAATGGTTCATCTATTTCTCTATCATCTGATATTGATGCTAAGAAGTTCTTAGTACCATTCCAAGGTGGTTTTGATGGATACGAACCAAATAGAGTAGTAAACGTAGGTTCGGCACTTGTTGCTGGTAACTCACAAGGTATGGATATGTCATCTGCTACCGCTGCTGGTACTGTTGCATATAGAAAAGCAATCAACGCTATCTCTAACCCAGATGAGTTTGATATCAATATGGTAGTATTACCAGGTGTAATACATAGACTACACTCTTCAGTAACTACTTACGCTAAAGATATGTGTGAGGATAGATTGGATTGTTTCTATGTAATGGATGCTGGTCGTTACGGAGATTCTATCTCAACTGTAAATAACGCACTTACTTCATTTGACTCAAACTATGTGGCAACTTACCACCCTTGGGTTAAGATTTTAGATACTGATAAGAATAAGCCAGTCTGGGTACCACCAAGTGTTGTACTTCCAGGTGTTATTGCATTCAACGACGCTGTTGGTGCTGAATGGTACGCTCCTGCTGGTTTGAATCGTGGTGGTCTTCCAAATGTAATTGAAGTTCAGACTCGTTTGACTCACGATGAGAGAGATACACTATACGAAGGTCGAATCAACCCAATCGCTACGTTCCCTGGACAAGGTGCTACGGTATTCGGTCAAAAGACACTACAAGCAAAACCATCGGCATTGGATAGAATCAATGTAAGAAGATTGTTAATCGCAGTGAAGAAATACATCGCATCTTCAACAAGATACTTGGTATTCGAAAACAACACCGCTGCTACAAGAAATAGATTCCTATCAATTGTGAATCCTTACTTGGAATCAATCCAACAAAGAAATGGTTTGTACGCATTTAAGGTGGTGATGGATGATTCCAACAACACTCCAGATGTTATTGATAGAAACATTATGGTAGGGGAAATTTACTTACAACCAACGAAGACTGCTGAATTCATCGTACTTGACTTCAACATCCTTCCAACTGGCGCTGCATTCCCTGAGGCATAATTGTAGAAATAGACTATTTATTAGAAAGAGACAATAGGAGATTATAAATGGCACAGCTATTAGACCCAAATGAAATTATGTTCACCAACTTTGAACCTAAAATGTCAAATAGGTTCATTATGTACATCGAAGGTATCCCTGCATACTTGGTGAAAACCGCTGCAAGACCTGAGATTAATAATGGTAAGGTGACTATCGACCATATCAACACTCGTAGATATGTAAAAGGTCGTTCTGAATGGCAAGATTTGTCAGTAACCTTGTATGACCCAGTAGTTCCTTCGGCTGCTCAAGCAGTAATGGAGTGGGTAAGACTACACCACGAATCAGTAACTGGTCGTGATGGTTACTCTGACTTCTACAAAAAAGATATCACATTCAATAGTTTGGGTCCTGTTGGTGATAAAGTAGAAGAGTGGACTTTGAAAGGTGCATTCGTACAAAGTGCTAACTTCTCCGATATGGATTATAGTGGTGAAGATTTGGCAACAGTTGAAATGACATTGACTTACGATTACGCAATACTACAATACTAAGACACGGATTGCAACTATTGTAAAATGAGAATTGAGAACCCCATCGTTTTGATGGGGTTTTTCTATATTTATAACATATTTATTTGAGGTTAACCAAAATAAAATAAAAGGAGAAAGCTATGGCAGAATTAGTAGTAAGAAGAAAAGATGACTTCGTAGTAGAGTACATTGGTGGTAATGGTGCATTTGTAGATGCAGGTGAAGAACACTTCACAATTGATGTCGCTGATGAGACTTGGGGTCTTCCAAACCCAGGTTGGGACAAAGAAAATAGAGAAGCAATTACTCTTGAAGAAGTTCCAGCAGGATTTGATGGATTCAACGCAGGTACTTCAAAATTGTTGGGTACTGAAGGTAACTACTCTTGGGAACACTAAGAAATCCTAAGAACTGATTTTTAAGAACCCTCACCTTTGGTGGGGGTTTTTGTATTATAAATGTTTGAGTTCCATATTTATATGTGGTTAACCAAATAATAACAAGGAAAAGTTATGGCAGATTTACAAGATGATTATCAAATGTCTGATGCCGAGTTGGCAGCAAAACTCAGACAACAACACGAAGTGAAACAAGTAAGTGATTACAAGTTTCCAACCGAGATTATCGAACTCCCATCTAAGGGTTTGATTTATCCAAAAGAAAACCCACTTTCAAGTGGTAAAATTGAAATGAAGTATATGACTGCTAAGGAAGAGGATATCCTTACAACTCAGTCATATATTAAAGATGGGTCAGTTCTTGACCGATTATTCCAATCTTTGATTATATCAAATGGTGAGGGTGTTCCTATCAAGTATGTAGACTTGGTGGCTGGTGACAAGAATGCCATTATGATTGCTGCAAGAATTTTGGGATATGGTAAAGATTACGAAGTTGAGATTGATGACCCATATAGTGGTAACAAACAAAAAGAAACTATCGACCTTACTCAGTTTGAAAATAAAGAATATGATGGGTCGTATCAAGTAGCACCACATACAAACGAATTTGAATTCACTCTACCCCGTTCTCAACGTAAGATTACCTTTATGGCAATGACTGAGAGTAAAGAGCGTAAAGTTAAACACGAAGCCGAAGCAATTAATAAAGCAAATCGTAAGATGAAAGATACTACATCAAGAGAGTTAACAACTCGATTGAAAACAATGATTCTTTCAGTAGATGGTGATAGAGAATTAAGTACAATTAATAATTTTGTTGATAATGAACTATTTGCAGTAGATTCAAAGGCCCTCCGAGCACATATTAACAAAGTAGTTCCTGATATCGATTTGACTTGGGAATTTATTTCGGAGGAGACCGGGGAAGGGAGAGTGATGCAACTGCCAATGGATGTGTCCTTTTTTTGGCCTGAGTCTTAATTATCGACAATATTTGCACGCTCATATTTTTGATTTAATCTACCACGGAAATGGTGGATTCACTTGGTCAGATGTTTACAATATGCCAGTTTGGGCCCGTAAGTTTTATATTAATAAAATTATAGAGTTCAAACAAGAGGAAAAGAAAGCACACGACAAAGAAGCCGCAAAAATAAAAGCCAAAACAAGAAAGTAAGGAAGACCCAACTTAAAGTTGGGTTTTTCCATATTTATACTATATGGGAGACGTATGAAAACAATGAAAAAATCAGAACTTACCGAATTATTGAAATCAAAGGGACTCGATGAGGGGTTTGTTGATAGAATCTTTCATAGAGTAAAGATAGCAAAAAAGAAATCAGACCTTAAAGACTTAGAAAAAGACTTAGAGAAGTTAGAAAACGACCCAGAATTCAAAGCAATTCTAAAGAAGTACAATATCAAGCAAGTATATTAATCCATTGGGGTTTTAGATGGCCGATAATCAAGAACGTATAAATCAGATAAAGCAAGAAGATGCGATTCAAAGGAATTTGTCAAAGATTCTACAAGAACGTATCACTCAGACTGGCGAACTCACCAAAGCTCAAAAAGCATTGGTTGAGAGTACATCTGGTGTACAAGACCTTGAGTCTAAGATTCTAGCAGTTCAAGAAGAGAAAGAAAAAGTTCTCAAAAAAGTTGCTAAGTTTAATAGACAGGCCGATAAAGACTTACTATCACATCTTGATACAGTTGAAAAATATTTAGAAACTGAAAAAAAGATAAAGGATAATAAGCAAAAGCAAAAAGACATAATGAACAACCTCAATGATGAGTTAAAACAATCATTGGGATATTCATCTGAATTAGCAGACTTGTTTGCAGCCGGTGGTATAATGGCACTTGGAGCAAAAGCATTTACATCTGCGATTGACAAGACAAAAGAAGCATTCACTGGTGTAAAAGATACTGGTGTTGAGTTGTATAAAACATTGGGACTGAGTGCCGGTGAAGCAGCCGGATTGGCAGGTGATATGCAATTAGCCGCATCTACATCATTATTATATGATATGAATGATATGTCAGCGGCAGCAGGGGCATTATCTGATAAATTCAATACAACACAACATATTACAAGTGGTATGCTAAAAGATGTCGCTGAAATATCATCACTTACAGGCGATGCTGCTTCAGCGGCCGGATTATCAACTATATTTGAACAAGCATCAGGTAGTGCTGGTGATTTAACAACTGAAATCAAAGATATTGCTCAAGGTGTTGGTGTAAACGCATCGGCTGTAATGAAGGATATGGCAGCAAACCAACAAATGATGCTGGGTATGTCGAAAGAAGAGATTAAAGTGTTAGCACAAAAATCAGCAGAACTTGCTAAGCAAGGATTGTCGATATCTAAAATGAGAGATATGTCAGACAATATGTTGAACATCGAAAGTTCTTTAAGGGCCGAACAAAAGGCAAGGGCAATGGGTCTTGGTGATATGTTGGGTGATACTCAAGCTATGAGAGCAGCTGCTTTTGAGATTCAATATGGTGATGCTGAAAAAGGTGCTGAGATGATGGCACAATCTATAAAAGAGGCCGGACTGTCTACTGAAAAATTGGGTTCAATGGGTCATAAACAAGTTCAAATGTTGGCGGACACATATGGTATGTCGGCTGATGAACTAACCAATATGGTTCAAACCCAAGAAGAAAATGCAGAATTAACTGCTAAATATGGTTCGACTGGTGCTAAAGTATTTGGATTCCTAAAAGGAACATTCGCCAGTGCTGCCGAAGGTGCTAAGACTGCTGCTATCGAAATGGCTAAACTTGTTATTCAATATGGTATTATGAATAAGATGCAAGGTAAGTCGTTTATGCCAGGTATGGGTGGTGGTAAAGGTATGGGTGCTGCTGGTGGTGGTGGTAAAGCACCATCTGTTCCACAAGGTGGTGGTAAAGGTATTGGTGGTATGAGTAAAGCAATCTCAGGTATCGATGCTAAAAAACTACTCGCTGGTGGTGCCGCACTTGCATTAGTTGCCGCTTCAGTATTCATATTCGCTAAAGCAGTTCAAGAATTTATGGAAGTATCTTGGGAAGCTGTCGCTATGGCAGTTGTATCTATGTTAGCACTCGTTGGAGCACTCGCATTAGTAGGTGCTATTATGATGAGTGGTGTGGGTGCAGTAGCAATCCTTGCAGGTGCAGCCGCTATGTTAGTAATTGCAGCTGCCCTATTGGTGTTGGGTATTGCTATCCAAGAAATCGCTAAAGGTTTTGGTATGTTTGGTGAATTAACAAATCAATTGGTAGCGCTTGTAATGATAGCACCAGGTCTTATTGCTTTGGCCGGTGTATTCGCACTATTGGGTGCATCTATGATTCCATTAGCAATGGGACTTGCTCTAATCACACCATTACTCCCAACTCTTATGATTTTGGGTGTATTCCTACCTATGATTGCTAACGCACTTGGTTTGGGTGGTGATAGTGAAGGTGGTAGTGCTGGTGGCCAACAAAGTGACCCACTTCTTGATGAAATCAAAGGACTTCGTAGAGATATACAATCACAGCCAGTTCAGATTGTTATTGATGATAAAGTGGTTTCTACTATGAATAAGAAAAATGTAAGAATGCAGTCTTATAGAGACCAATTGAAGTAAGGATATATAAATGGCATTAAAAGACTTAAAATCAGACTTGTCTAAGTTTAGAAGACCCGTAGAGAAACCACTTGTTGATAAGAAACGTGTGGATGTTCCTAAGACTTCTAATCAGACTCCATTATCTCAGTTTGTAGATAAGACTCCAAGTGCCCCTAAATCAAATACAACGACCCCTAAACAAGGTGTTACTCCAAACAAGTTTGATAACTCATCAAACTATCTTGGTGAAACGACTCAAACTAAGTTTGATAACTCATCAAACTATTTGGGTGAAACAACACCATCAAAAATGTCGTTATCGGAAAGATTCTTAGGTCAGACCGAACCGACACAAGTTCAACAAGGGGATAAATTCAAAGGTGAAACCGAAACGCAAAATATTACTCAAGGAGATAGATTTAAGGGTCAAACGACTCCTCAAGACTACTCCAGTGCGGAAAAGTTCAAAGGAGAAACCACACCTTCCGAATTTAGATTCACTCAACAATTCTTAGGGGAAACTACACCAAGGGAATTTTCAATTGCTGAAAAGTTCTTAGGTGAAACAACTCCTAACAAGATGAGTTTAGAAGCAAAGTTCTTGGGTGAGACTGATGTACCTGATATGGTATTGGAGAGTCCATTTAAGGGTGAGACTACTCCTAATGAATTTACATTTGACCCTAAGTTTGATTTACAAGCAACAGAACCTAAGTTCGTTGACTTTATTGCCAACGATGATGCTAAAGGATTCTCACCATTCCAACAACCAAAGAATAATTCTACATTTGTTGGGGTAGACCCATCACAAACTCAGTTTGAGGGGCTAATGCCAATTAGTGGTCAGTTTGTATTGAATCAATATGATGTTAATAAACAAAATGATAATGGGTTGGGTAAGACTTATACTGATAAAGTGTTGAAAACCACATACAATAAGTTTAACCTCAAGGAAGATTCATACAACTCATTCATAATCAAGCAACCATTCATCCTAAGTGGTATCCAACGAGAAAAGGGTGAACCTCAAACATTAGGTGTTGGGTCATTCTCATTTATCAGAGGTGGTGCTATTACCTCAACTGCTCGAGCTGCAATT